TTGAGTTTACAGGAAAGGGAATTGTTAGAGACGTTGCACGAGTTCTAAACATCCCTCTATCAGATGTGAACAAAGTTTTAAAGACTGTAGATTCATGGGATGATTTCTGCACATCAAAGTCAACCTACGAGTTCCGTCAGAAGTATCCAGAGGTAGAGATCTATGGAGAGCAACTTCGTGGTCGAATTCGTGGTACAGGAATCCACGCAGCAGGTGTTGTTACAAGCAAGGAACCAATCTTTAGATATGCACCACTTGAGACAAGATCATCTACGGGATCCGATGAAAGAATTCCTGTCGTAGGTGTTGACATGGAAGAGGCTGAAAGAATTGGTCTGATTAAGATCGATGCCTTGGGACTTAAAACATTATCTGTTCTTAAGAATACGATTGACATTATTAAAGAACGAGATGGAAAGAAGATTGATCTTCTTAAGATTAAGATGGATGATGCTAATGTTTACCAGATGCTATCAGATGGCTACACAAAGGGAGTCTTCCAGTGTGAAGCAGCACCGTACACAAATCTTCTTGTAAAGATGGGTGTAAAGAATCTAAATGAACTTGCAGCATCAAATGCTCTTGTTCGTCCAGGTGCAATGAATACTATTGGAAAGGACTATGTTGATCGTAAACATGGTCGTCAAAACATTTCTTATACACATCAGGTACTAAAACAATTTACGGAGGACACATATGGTTGTATTCTTTACCAGGAACAGGTTATGCAAGCATGCGTACACCTTGGCGGTATGTCCATGTCGGAAGCAGATAAAGTTAGAAAGATCATTGGCAAGAAAAAGGATGCTAAAGAATTTGATCAGTTTAAAGAGAAGTTCGTAGAGGGTGCATCTAAGTTTATTGCTCCTAACCTTGCTCGTGATCTGTGGCATGACTTTGAGGCTCACGCAGGGTACTCCTTCAATAAGTCACACGCTGTAGCATACTCTACACTTTCATACTGGACAGCATGGCTTAAGTATCATTACCCACTAGAATTTATGTATTCACTACTAAAAAATGAAAAGGATAAAGATGCGAGAACTGAATACCTTATTGAAGCAAAAAGAATGGGCATTGTCATTAAGTTACCTCACATTAACGATTCGGATATTGATTTTAAAATTGAGGGTAAAGGTATTCGGTTTGGACTCAGTGCTATCAAGTTCATATCTGACAAAATTGGTGAGAGATTCATATCTGCACGACCATTCAGTTCGTACAAGGAACTTGAAGAATTTACATTTACCAAAGGCAACGGAGTAAATAGTCGTGCACTCCAGGCACTAAGAGTAATTGGCGCAGCAACATTTAATGATAATCCTAGAAATGACCAGGAGATTAAAGAGAATCTGTATGAGTACTTAAACCTTCCAGAGTTTAACATTACAATACCTTCTCATTACTATGCTTTCATTCAAGATATTGTTGACTTTGAAGAAAAGGGATCATACATCTTTATGGGTATGGTAAAATCAATTAAGCGAGGAACAGGATGGTCACGAGTTGAAATTTTGGACAAAACTGGCAGTGTCGGTATATTTGATGATGAAAATACAACTATTGAGACAGGTCGTTCTTATCTGGTCTTGTGTAATGATAATAGGATTGTTTCTTTCGTACCGTCTGATGAGATAAAAGAGTCGTCTCATGCTCTTGTTAAGTTCCTAAGTTATAAGCAGTTACCGTATAAGGATGATGAGATGTTTGTTGTTTCATTTAAACCAAGAGTAACAAAGACTGGAAAGAAAATGGCATCTTTAACTTTAGCAGACACAAGAAGAGACCTACACTCTATTACAGTCTTCCCTACTTCTTTTGCAAAAGCATACATGAATATTGAAGAAGGAAAGTCGTATAAATTTAGTTTTGGAAAAACAAAGGATGGAACAGTGACATTGGAGGATATTCTGTGAGCCTATTAATTATTGATGACAACTTCTTATCTCCTCAAGAGATTGAAGCAATTAGAAAAGAGTTTTACAGGTTGCCAGCAATCTTTTCACCATTTACAGTTGGTGTTCCAGAAAACGAACTGCCAAAAAGCACTGACACATATTCTAATAGATTTATGTACTGTAGTTATGCAGACAAAGAGAATTTTACACACGATCTGTCTATGAGAATCCTAGAAAAGTTTTGCAATAAGCACGAGATAAAGTATGACGAAGTAAAAAGAACTAGAAGCAATACCACCTTCCTGTGTAATGAGACAAGACCATCGACGCCACATGTGGACGCAGACTATGATCACCTGGCACTTATATATTATGTTAATGATAGTGACGGAGATACCCTATTGTATAAAAACAAATATTATAAGCAAGAAGATAATGAGATGATAATTGACACCAGAATTTCTCCAAAAGCAGGAAGAGCAGTACTATTTGATGGATCAGCATATCATTCATTTTGTTACCCAAACATATACGATACAAGGTCTGTAATTAATATTAATATAACAAGAAATGAGAGATAGAGATGACAGTAACAGTAGAAGAAGCGTTGGCTCAGTTAGATCCAAAGTTAAGGAAAAGATTAGGAACTGGTGTTGGGGTTAACTATGAGTATCAACCAACCCCTAGTTTCGGGCTAAATCGTGCTCTTGGTGGAGGATTGCCATACGGTAGGCAGGTTCTCATCTGGGGATCAAAGTCGTCTGCAAAGTCTTCTATGTGCCTTCAGATGATTGCTTTGGCACAAGCAGAAGGCAAGTTATGTGCCTGGATTGACTCTGAGATGTCCTACTCTGAAGACTGGGCTAGATCTCTTGGTGTGGATCCAGAAAAACTAATCTATTCACAAGCAAGAACCATCAGTGACATGGTAGATGTAGGCGTAGGCCTAATGAATGCTGGGGTTGATTTAATTGTGGTAGACTCTATTACGTCAATGCTTCCTGCAATTTATTTTGAAAAGGACACTGATGAGATGAAGGCTTTGGAAAATACAAAGCAGATTGGAGCAGAGTCTCGTGACTTTAGCAATGCTTGGAAGATGCTTAACTACGCTAACAACAAAGTTAAACCAACTCTTCTCGTTCTTATTAGCCAGTCTCGCAACAATATTAATGCTATGTATACTAGTCAGCAGCCTTCTGGTGGCCAGGCTACTAAGTTCTATTCTTCTTGTATTATTAAACTCTTTTCTTCAGAGTCAGACAATCAAGCGATTAAGGGCAAGATCAAGGTAGGAGATAAATTAATTGAAGAAAAAATTGGTAGAACTATTAAGTGGGAACTCCAGTTCTCCAAAACCTCTCCAGGGTTCCAGTCTGGTGAGTACGATTTTTATTTTAGAGGTGATGATATTGGTCTTGATACCATTGGTGATTTGGTTACTACCGCAGAACTAAACGGTATTGTAGAGCGTACAGGGGCCTGGTACATACTTCCTGATGGCACAAAGGTGCAGGGTAAAGAGGCATTCGTTAATCGTGTAAGAGAGGATCTTGACTTGCAAGAATCAATCAAGGCTAAACTAAATGGCTAACTTTACTGTATATAATGGCAAGTTTGTTTGTCATACATGCAAAACAAATGTTAATACGGCAAGACTGTACGCAGACACAAAGTCGCTTACATGGATGTGTAAAGATAAGCACCTTAGTAGCGTTAAGTTTGGAAAACAGAAATGGAAGGGTAATGACAGAGAAGAGTGAGTCAAAGCGCATAGGCGCAAAGCAACACAAAAACTCTGGTCGCAATACCCAAAAGGGCGATGCCTCCTGGAAAAACTTTGTTGTAGACTTCAAAGAGGTAGGAAAGTCATTTACACTAAATAAAGATGTATGGGCAAAGGCAACAACCGATGCCATGAAAAATGGCAAAGATCCAGCCATTGTCGTGGTAATAGGCGAGGGTAATGCTAAGGTCAGGCTTGCTATAATTGAGATGAGTATTCTAGAAGACATGGTGGAGGAATAATGGAACAACAACAAACAACGATAGATATGGTAAATGGTTTGTCAGAAATTGCAGAGTATATGGAGGACGAGGAACTTACGACAGCCCTAACCTTTATTGCTAAGATAATAATTAAGCCAGATATCCCGCTTAATGTAGCCACAGTAGAGATTGTAAGACTACAGGCAATCGCTGCTAAGATGGCTTTTAAAGCAACATGGATGGCTAATGTGGACAAGTCAGATCGTGGAAAGAAGAATCTATACTATACGGCAGCAGAGTCTATAAACAATCTGGTTTCTGCTTTAAAGTACATAACTCGATAATCTGCTATACTTATACTAATAGAAACGAGAAACGAATGACAAAAAATTTATTACATACTGTTATGATTAAGCCAGAAGAAAAGCCAGTCCATCCTATGGACATAGCAGCACTTGAGGCAAAGATTAAAGAAGGATATACAATTAATCGTGTAGATAAGCATACAGTAAAGAAGACATTTGCTCCATCAACAATCGCATATGGGCATGGAGAGTGCGCCAGATATTGGTACCTTGCATTTGATGGTCAGGTATTTGAGGACAATGCTGATGCATACGCTGCAGCAAACATGACTGCTGGAACTCTTTCACACGCAAGAATTCAAAACGCAATGATGAATTCTGGAGTTGCAAAGATTTATCGTGATGAAGATAATGAGCCAACTACAGAGTTTAAGATTAAACATGATGATCCACCAATCTTTGGATACGGCGACGTCATGCTTGATTGGCAGGGAGAAGAACTTATCGGTGAAATCAAAACAATGATGAACGAAGGGTTCGAATATAGAAAGGCTTCAGGTAAGGCCAAGAATGGTCACCTGATGCAGTTACTTATATACATGAAGATTCTAAAGAGACCAAAAGGTGTTATGATTTATGAAAATAAAAATAATCACGAACTCCTTTTGATCCCAGTAGATGTAAACGATCATTACCGTCGGTGGGTAGACCAGGCATTTGATTGGATGAGGTCAGTTCGAAAGGCATGGGTAGATAAAACCCTGCCAACCAAAAACTATAGATCAAACTCCAAGATATGCAAGTCATGCCCAATTAAAAAAGCATGTGAGTCTGCAGGTACAGGCGTACTAAAAATAGCGCCTCTGGAGATTCTCGGTGAAGAATTGTAAATTCTGTGACAAAAACTTTACGCATTCAGTATCTTATCAAATATACTGCTCTGCGGAGTGCAGAGATCTAGCAACAAAAGAAAAAATTGCTGAAAGATATCTACACTCAAAAAGACAAAAGAGAAGGGGAAAGACAAGGCTGTGCAAGTCTTGTTCTTCTCCTCTCTCAATATACAACGATGATGCAATATGCTCTTCTTGTGCAGTAAATCCAGATGCAGTTATAAAAGCAATAAAACAAATAAAAGGCAAAACAAATGGTAAAGAATAAATGGGGAATAGAGTTGAAGCCAAAGACTATCTGCGCTATTGACGCTAGTACTAATAGTCTTGCATTTGCTTTGTTTGATACACAACAAGAGAACTTAGGCGTAGTAGGAAAGATTAATTTTCAAGGAAACAATACATATGAAAAGGTTATGGATGCTGGGAGCAAAGTCAAAGCATTCTTTGATTACTATGGTGGGTTTGAAGCAATAGTAATTGAACATACTGTCTTCATGAATAGCCCTAAGACTGCTGCAGATCTTGCCTTAGTTCAAGGTGCTATTCTTGGAGCAGCAGGTCAGTCTGGAACAAAGTCAATAGGAAAGGTTTCGCCAATAACATGGCAAAACTATATTGGAAATAAAAAAATATCAAAAGACGAACAACTTTATATCAGATCTCAGCACCCAAATAAGTCTGTTTCGTGGTATAAATCATATGAAAGAAATCTTAGAAAAGAAAGAACAATTAGGTTTATCAATACTATTTATGATAGATCCATTACAGACAATGATGTCGCAGATGCCTGTGGCATTGGGCATTGGGCATTAAAGAACTGGGGCAAAGCAATGGGAGTTGACAATTAATATCATGGCTGCTAAACTATATACAAGCGAAGTCTATATGCGTAAAAGATACCTTGTGGATAAAAAGACTCCAGAAGATATCGCAAAGGAGTGCGGATGCTCTTTAGAAACTGTGTATGTATACCTTGCTAAATTTGGATTAAGGAAATCAAAAAGATGAAAAAGATTAAGTATATTATGTTTGTTGTTTCTTTAGTTGCAGCAGTTGGCATTTCATATGCAACAGCAACATTAAAAAATATGCCAGAGTCGTTTGATTGGGAGGAAGATGATGAGTGAAAATCTAAACATTACTGTTGATCAGGTTAATCACCCAACACACTATACAACGGATCCTTCTGGCGTTGAGTGTATTCAGATTACACGCCATAGAAACTTTAATATAGGTAATGCTTTTAAGTATTTGTGGAGAGCAGGAATCAAAGATGAATCAAAAACAATTCAGGATCTTGAGAAAGCAATTTTTTATATTAAGGATGAAATTAATAGGCTAGAGGGAAAGTATGTCAACTGAAGAAGATTTAGTTAAGCATCTTGACCAGGTTAACCTTGTCGTTGAGGAGTATCTCAAAGGAAATGATCCAACAGTTATTTCAAAGGAATTGGATATTCCAAGAACAAGGGTAGTTTCACTAATCAATGAGTGGAAAGAAATGGCATCTGATAATGCTGTCATTCGTGCTCGTGCAAAAGAGGCACTTGCTGGAGCAGACCAGCATTATAGTAAACTTATTTCAAAATCATATGAGGTTATTGATGAAGCCTCTATGACTAACAACCTTAGTGCAAAAACTGCAGCAATTAAACTTGTCATGGATATTGAGTCAAAGCGTATTGACATGCTTCAAAAGGCTGGCTTGCTTGAGAATAAAGAACTTGCTGAAGAGATGATTGAGATTGAGCGTCGTCAAGAAGTCCTTGTAGGAATACTGAAAGATATAGCATCAGAATACCCACAGGTTCGTGATGAGATTATGCGTAGGCTGTCTTCATTTGCAAAAGAAAATGAGGTGATTACAGTTGTCCACGATGTTCAATGATTTTCTTGAAGCACTTCAGGCTGATCATTTTGAAGAAACCCCAGTAGATGCAAGAACATTTGTTGAGGGTGAGGCGTATCTTGGACAACCACCATTGTCAGATATTCAATATGATATTGTTGAGGCAATGAGCCAGATCTATCGTAAAGAAGATTTGATTAACATAATGGGTGAAGAAAAGGGTACACAGTATTACAACAAGTACACAAAGAACGAAATCATTCTGCAACTTGGCAAGGGATCTGGAAAAGACTTCACATCAACCGTAGCATGCTCATATATTGTATATAAACTTCTATGTCTTAAAGACCCAGCAAAGTATTTTGGTAAGCCATCTGGAGATGCTATTGACCTAATTAACGTTGCGATTAACGCTCAACAGGCTAAGAACGTTTTCTTTAAAGGTTTTAAAACTAAGATTGAAAAATCACCATGGTTTATTGGAAAGTATAATGCTAAGGCAGACTCCGTTGAGTTTGACAAATCTATTACAGTTTATTCTGGACACTCAGAAAGAGAGTCTCATGAGGGTTTAAACCTTTTGCTTGCTGTACTTGATGAGATTTCTGGATTTGCATCTGAGGTTGGAACAGGAAATGAGCAAGGTAAGACTGCTGACAACATCTACAAGGCTTTCCGTGGATCAGTAGATTCACGATTTCCTGACCTTGGAAAGGTTGTTCTTCTTTCATTTCCAAGATATCCTGGTGACTTTATTTCAGAAAGATATGATTCTGTTATTGCAGAGAAAGAAGTAATTGAGCGCACACACGAATTTATAATTAACCCAATACTTCCAGATAGCGATCCAGACAACAAGTTTGAAATTTCATGGGATGAGGATCAGATTGTTTCATACAAGTATCCAGGAGTCTTTGCATTAAAAAGACCTACTTGGGAAGTCAACCCAACACGAAGCATAGATGATTTTAAGATTGCGTTTATGACAGATCTGGGTGATGCAATGATGCGCTTTGCGTGTGTTCCTACTTTTGCATCTGATGCATTTTTTAAGCAGGCAGACAAAGTTAGATCATGTATGACACTTAGAAATCCAGTAGACAACTTTAAAAGATTTGATGAGGCATTTAAACCAGATCCAACAAAGAAGTATTATGTTCACGCCGACCTTGCACAAAAGCATGACAAGTGTGCAGTTGCTATTGCCCACGTAGAAAAGTGGGTAAACATTCAGGTAATAAATAATTATGAGCAGGTAGCACCAATTGTAGTAGTAGATGCAGTAGCATGGTGGGAGCCAAAGATAGAAGGACCAGTAAACTTATCAGAAGTTAAGCAGTGGATTCAAAACCTTAGAAGAATTGGGTTTGATATTGGAATGGTTTCATTTGACCGTTGGCAATCATTTGATATTCAAAATGAACTAAAGCAGGTTGGAATGAAGACTGATACAGTTTCTGTTGCTAAAAAGCACTATGAGGATATGGCGATGCTAGTATATGAAGAAAGACTGGCTATGCCAGCAATTGATCTGCTGTTTGATGAACTAACACAACTAAAGATTATGAAAAATGATAGAGTTGACCACCCACGCAAAAAGTCAAAGGACTTGGCTGACGCTGTGTGTGGTGCTATTTTTGGGGCTATATCTCATACCCCTAAAAATACAGACAATGAAGTAGAGGTTCACACTTTTAGAGATAGGCCTAAGCGTGTTGACGAACTACCTGAGAACGTGATACAATATAATCCTAAACAAATAGAGGAAATAAAAGACTATTTGGATAGACTAAAAACACTATAAACAAGGAGAATAACGAATGAATTCATTCAAGAAGATCGCACTAGCCGTGGTTGCAGCCATGACTTTGGGCATGGTCGCCGTAGCACCTGCAAATGCTACAGTAATGACAGTAGCAGTAACCCTAAACGGTACAGCAAACACCACTAACGGTGTAATCGCTACACCTGCTACATTGCCAGTCCCAGAAGACAATACAATTGATGCAGCAGACGCATTGCGTTTTGTAGCAACAGTAGCAGCAGGAACATCAGTTTCTGCAGTAGCGACTAACGCAACAATCGTATCTGCACTACATACATCAGCAGCACCAGTCGGAGCATCGTCAGGATCATCATCTTTGACAATTGCAACAGGCACTGGAACAACTGCAACATTCTTTGTATATACAAAGACAACAGCAATTGGTACCGTTGTAATCAACAATGGTGGAACAACTCTTACATACTATGTACAGGGAACCGCTGGAAAGATTAACAACCTAACAGTTTCAGCACCTTCAACAGGTGCTGCTGGTACAAAGCAGGACATTACAGTAACTGCAACAGATGCATTTGGTAACAAGGTATCTGGTAAGTCAATTACTGCAACAGTATTTGCTTCAACAGCAACACTCGATACAGCAACAGCAACAACTGGTGCTACACTTTCAGACTTTGGAGTTGCAACATTTAAGGCAACTCTTCCAGCAACTGGAACACGCTCACTTATTACTTTTGCTCCAACAACATCAACAGATGCTGTTTCAGGTGCAGTAGTAGGTTTGACTGCTCCAACGCTTGCACCTTTCGCAGAGATTGCAGTTCGTGACCTAGTATCAGAACTTGCTGCTGAAAAGGCTGCAAAGGATGCAGCACTTGCTGCTAAGGCTATTGCAGATGCTGCAGTAGTTAAGGCTGCAGCGGATGCTGCTGCTGCTAAGGTCGCTTCAGATGCTGCTCTTGCAGCAGAAAAGGCTGCTTCAGCAAAGGCACTAGCAGATGCAAAGGTCGCTTCAGATAAGGCACTTGCTGATGCAAAGGTTGCACACGATGCAGTCGTTGCTAAGTTGACAGCAGATAATGCTGCAGCAATTAAGTCACTTAAGGATGCTTTTAACAAGTTGGCTCGCCAATGGAATGCAAAGAATCCAAAGGCTAAGGTTACTCTTGTTAAGTAATTAGTCCAACATTAAAGGGGTTACCAATTACGGTAGCCCCTTTTTTGTGCAATAAAATGGTATAATCATCCTATCAGACATCTTGTCTGCAAGGGGGAAGGCAAATAAAACGATTATCAAGAATAGCGATAGCCACAATATTGGCCTTTGGTTGGCTTCTAATAGCCCCTACAGAGGCTCATTCTGACGACCCTATAACAGTAGGTGCCCAGAGGATAGAAGCCCTTAATGAGAAGGTCTCAGACCTTAATGATAGTGCTGAGTTGGTGTCCCTTATTGATGTGGCACAGGGGAAGTATGATGATGCTGTAACTGCCAGGAATAATAAAATATCAGCAGAAGAAGCATATGATGAAGCAGTAGAGACAGAGGCCAACGCTCTAGCCACACTAGATGAAAAAATATTGAATGTATCTACAGCCCAGTCAGCAGTAGATGGGCAAACAGCCACAGTAGAGATAGCCCTCAATGAAAAAAACTCTGCTCAAGAAGCACTTAACATAGCCAACATTAATCTTCAAACAGCACAAACAAATATGCAGTCTGCTGGAGGACAAGGTTTGGCATATACTGTTTATCATCTGGCAAGAGTATTCCCTGGTATAGCAGTGCCAAGCGGAGTTATATGCTCTGGTACTTGGAATTCAAACTCTATGAACCTTCCAGTTTGTGGTAATAGATATGAAAACTTTATAGTTAAATTTACTGGACAAATAACAGTTCCAGATCATTGGACATCAACATATTTTGCAGGCTATACAGATGATGGTTTTAAAATGTACATTGATGGACAACTTGCAGTAAACAACTGGGTAGAGCAAGGTGTAAGGTGGAGTAACTATTCACCAGTATATGATGTTACAACAGATAAGACATTTGATGTAGAAATTTGGTGGTATAACGGTGGTGGACCAGGGTCTTATCACCTTGGCTGGGCTATACCTGGAGGATGGACTGGAGCAGGGTGTGACTATACTGGTGGCTGGGGGGTAGGATTTAGTTGTAATCTTGGAACATTTTCTTCTGGTCCAGGTGCAACACAAGAGCAAATAAATGATTATAACGAAGCACTTGCAACAAGAAATGCAGCGCAACTGGAATATAACACAAGATCTCTTGCCTATACACAAGGCTCTGCAACACTAAATAATTTACAGAATGATTTAGAATTAGCACAAAATGAAAAAGATGCTGCAGAAACTGCATATGAGATTGCACAATTAAACACTGCTTTAACATTAGCAGCAAAAGATAGTGCTATTGAAGACTACAATAATGCAATTGAAAATATGAATAATGCTATTGCTGCTGCTGAAGAAGAGTACGAGGCTCAATGGGATTTTGAAGAGAAGCAAAGAATTAATGCTGCTATTGCTACTGCCCTTGCAAACCAACCACAGCCAACACCTACACCAGAGGCTACCGTTGAGCCAACCCCAGAACCTTCTCCAGAACCATCAACTGAGCCTACAGAAGATCCTACTGACGAACCTACCCCAGAGCCTTCTCCAGAGCCTACAAATGAGCCTACAGAAGATCCTAAGCCAGAGCCAACTGAAGAGCCTACACATGAACCAGAACCAACAGATGAGCCAGTAGTAGAGCCTACAGAAGAACCAACTCCAGAACCTACACCAGAGCCAACCCCTGAACCAGAACCAACAACTAATCCTGAAATAGAAGATGAAGAGTTGGCTGAACTTATTCCTGAAAAGGGTACAGGAACATCAGAAGATTTATCTGGAGTTATTGCCAATCTTACAAGCAAAGATAACAAATTAGTTAAACTTTCACCAGAGCAAGTAGCAGCAGTTAGTCAGACACTTAAGTCGTTAACACAAGAAGCAAAGGCTGAGGTTGCTGAAGACCTTGGTATTAAGGCATCAGAAGTTGCACAGATTGCTGAGCAGATGAAAGAGAACCCAGCACTTGCTGAAGCGTTTGTTGAGTTTGCTGACAGAGCAGAATCTGCAGGGGATGCAGCAATGCCATTTACATTAGCAGATGCAGTAACAGAAGTACAAACAGAAGCATTCTTAGCAGACCCACTTGGAGCATTATTCAATGTGGATCCACTAGAACTCCTATCCAATTTCTCTGAGTTGGGTATGGACATGACAGACGATCAGAGAGAGAAAGCCCAGGAAGTCATTATCCCAGTAATCATTGTTTCACAGATTGCAAACGTAATGATTGGGATGAGGA